CACGGTTCACAAATCAGATTGAAGCGTATCTGGCTCGTATCAGTCCGTTCTTCGACGTGAACGCTAAGATCGACAGGCTCAAGACTCTGTTCCTGGATGCTGCGGCAGCCGGTGTGAACGTGCCTGCGATCCTGGCCAAGATCGGCGCAACGCAGGAGGAAGTGTTCAGCCGTATAACGCGTGAAGAGCTGGGTGTGGGTAACGCTCTTACGGACTACGTTGAGAAACTGAACCTGTACGATCAGGCGTTACAGAACAATGACATTACGCAGCGAGAGTGGGTTGAGCAGACTCGTGCGGCCCGAATTGAGCTTCTCTCTTTCTCTAACACTGTTAGTAGCGGGATAGAGTCGGCGTTCCTGAAACTTGAAGATGGGTTTTCCAAAGTGGGTCAAATCACTGAGGATGTAGTCACTTCTGCTGTGTCTTCTTCGACTGCGTTGCGTCTGCTTGCGATACAGACGAAGGCTCTTAATGAGGCTAACGCTCAGGGGAAGTTCGAGGGCACACAATTTGCGGACGCGCTACGGGCTATAAATCTTGCGGCCTTACCGGCGCAACGCGATCTCGCAAGCGGTATCAAGGCGGCTGTTCTGGGTATCGAAGAGCTGGTGTCTAACGAGAAGAGCATTGCACAGGGTGTGGTGGAGCGGGCTCGGGCTGCACGCACAGCGCTTGCAGTGTACGCTGTTCAGGTGAAGGCTCTCAATGAAGCGCTGGCTGACGGTACACTTCGCACCATAGAGTACACTCAGTCTATGCGGGACTTCACTATTGAAGTTCTGCGTTCTCAAACTGATGCGGCTAGCGGTCTTCTGTTGGGTGTTTTGGAAATCCAAAAATCGCTGGAGAACATGGCTAGTGCTGTCGCTGGCGTTGTCACTCGCACATTCAAGGGTCTTGAGGATGCACTTGTCAACTTCATCACGACTGGCAAGTTGAGTTTCCAGAGCTTCATCGACGGGCTCGTAGAAGACATGGCTCGTCTCACGGTGCAACAGTTTATCATCAAGCCGATAATTGACTTCATCGTTAGCAAGTTCCCCGGCCTCGGTGGACCTGCAAAGAACGATGGCTCTAGTTCGGATAGGGCGCTGTGGGTGCGTATTACGGATGCGGCAGGCAGTATTGCTGACAAGACTAAGGAAGCATTTGGCGGGGTCTCACCGGTTACTGAGGTGCTTAGTGACATCCCCGACTTTATCGACGTGACTCCCGCTCAGGAGCTGCCGGGCAGTGAGACGTTCTTGCAGCGCATGGGTGATATATTCCGTGGAGAAGGTGGGGGGTTCCTCTCCGGGCTCGTTAATGCGCTTAGAGACGGCGCTAACGCGATTGGAAGATTCATCGCTAATATACTGACGGCGCTGTCAGGCGGCGGAGGCGGTGAGGGTGTCGGGGGCAAGCTGCTCGGCCTTGGTCTTAGCCTATTAGGGGCTGCCGGTGGAGGCGGGTCCGCTACGTACAACACTTCTACAGGGAACTATACTCCTGGACCACAAGGCTTTGCCAGTGGTGGCAGCTTTATGGTCGGTGGAGATGGCAGCACTGATAGCCAGCTTGTGGCATTTCGTGCAAGCCCGGATGAGCGTGTCACCGTTGAAACGCCGCAGCAGCAGAATAAAGGGCAGAAGGGCGGAGGCGCTATGGTGCAGCATAACAAGATCACGTTTGTTCTCCCTGGTGTGACCGACGAAGACGATTTCAGGGCCAGTGCATCACAGACGGCTGCTAAGGCGTCTCGTAAGTTGGACTGGAGGAGTAATTCATGACAGTTCACCCGATTCGCCTCCCTGTAGATATCGAACAAGGGGCAGAAGGCGGCCCCGGCTTCAAGACTTCTATCCTCACGCTTGCCAGTGGTGGGGAGCGGCGCAACATTGAGTGGTCTCGCGTTCGAGGAGAATGGGACATCTCTTACGGCATTCAGAGCAAAGCTGACATTGATGATGTGAAAGCGTTCTTCTACGCTCGCCGTGCGAACGGCTACGGTTTTCTATTCAAGGACTGGTCTGACTTTGAGATAGGGGCGGTAGGAAGTGCTCAGATCATAGGCACTGGAACGGGGGCTCTTGCTACTTTTCAGATTGTTAAAGTGTATGAGCCCGGCACGTATGAGTATTCTCGTTTAATCCTAAGACCGGTCACTGGGACCCTGCTTGTGTATGTTAACGCAGTGTTGAAAACGGAGACCACGCATTACACGGTGGACTACACGACGGGTATCATCACGTTCACAGGGGGCAACATTCCGGCTAACGGGCTTACCGTGGCTGTCATTTGCGAGTTCGACATCCCTGTTCGTTTCGTCCAGGAGAAGTTGGTTATTCGCGTGACGTGGGAAGACGCTATGGAGGTGCCCAGCATTCCCGTGATCGAGTTGAAAGATAACGAGTAATGCGTACTATAGGGGGCGCTCTTCAAACACATTTGAACGGGTCTACCACTACGATGACAACGTGCTGGAAGATCACCCGTCGCGACGGTGAGGTGTTTCGGTATACAGCGCTTGACGTTGACCTTGTGGTCGCTGGTGACACATACAAGGCGCACAAAGGCGGTAACGCGTCGGCGGTAGAGTTCAAGTTGAAGATGAATGTGAACAACCTTGATCTGTCCGGTTTCTTTGACGATGATGAGATTAGTGAAGAGGCGTTGATAGCAGGACTCTTTCGTAGTGCTGAGGTGGAGGTATTCGCGGTCAATTGGGCTGACACGTCTCAAGGTATTGTCAAACTGCTATACGGCCGCATCGCTATCATCACTCGAATCGGTCACGCCTTCACTGCCGAGGTCAGAAGCTTGGCGCAGTCTCTGGGGCAGAACGTAGGTAGTCTCGTATCGTATTCATGTCGAGCGGACTTTGGTAGCACAGGCTCAGGGCCTGCCAGCGGCTGCAACTTCCCTATCAATCCTTCAACGTGGACCGCTACAACTCTATTCGGGTCTGCCGCTATCGCGGGAGGGTCTGGAGCGATTGTGAGAGCGGGGCCTAACGGTCACGGCCTTTGGGACGCGGGTTGGAATGCAGACGGCGATCATATGAATATCATACTAGACAGTGGTGGCACAGGATACATATCCCCGCGTATCACCGCTAAGTTCACTATAGGTGTAGTCAATTACGTGTTTCTCGCTACGCAAGTTCCAGTGTCCAGCGGTGTTATTACGAATGCTTTTTACCCTGACGGGATTATTATGCCACTTACACAAGAAGGACAGAAGCCTGACCCTTCTACAGTTGTGTTCACTGTTGCGGACGGCACAACCGGAGTAGCCGTCCACGTCTCACCCACAACGCCTAATGGCTTTCAGTACCTGCTTACGAATCCAGGCACGACTTCAGGAGGGGTAGAGCCAACGTGGCCTACGACTCTGGGCGGTACGGTTGCGGATGGCACTTGCGTGTGGGAAGCTGTGCTCGGGGTCAATCGTCCTGGTACTGTTGTGTCGTCTGCTGATCGTAAGACGTTTATTGTTTCCGGTGTTCTAGGGGATTTGGCTTATGGCACGGGCGGTACCAACTTTGGCGGGTATTTTGCCGGAGGGAGAGTCACGTTCACTAGCGGTGCGAATGACGGTGTGACACTCGACGTTGACGCTTTTGAAGCCTCCGGAGCTAACTGGGTTGCTACGCTATTCGAACCGGCTCCGTTCGATATCGTGGCGGCCGTTACCGTGCTACTTAGCGAGGGTTGCGATCACCAGCCTGTGACGTGTAAGCGCAGGAACAACTTTGTGAACTATCGCGGTGAGACGTTCGTTCCTGGGAACGACGTACTCTTCCGTGTCAACACGAACATCTGAGAGGCCATTGTGGCTGCTAATTTCTGGTCATATGTTTTAGCTGCTGCCGCTACGGTGGTTGCTGTGGTCACACAGCAATACTACCTGATCCCGCTTGCCTTCTCGGCTGGGTTCACCATTGGCAACCTTATCTTCCCTCAGATACTCCAGCATAATCTGGATGACATTCGCTCGGCTAAGTCTGCCTACGGCGAGTTCATCCCTATCGTGTATAACACGGTGCGTCTCGGTGGAAATCTTGTTTGGGCTAGCATTGTGCGTGCTAAGGAGCGCGGCCACGGCGGCTATGAGTATGGTCAGGACTGCTTCTTCCTGTTTTCGGAAGGGCCTGTGTCAGCGCTGCTGCGCTTCTGGTTGAATAAGCAACTCGTGCTGGATAATCGCGAGGGCGCGAACCCTGTGCTGTCAAACATCAATGCGCTGATCGCAGACTCGCAAGGTGTTCAGGTCATCACTCCGTACTTCGGTGCTGAGGACCAAGAGCCCCCGGCTCTCATCGCGGCTGAGGAAGGCTACGAAAACGTCAATGGGTACCGGGGGGTGTTCTGTGTCATGGCGGCTAACCTGCCGCTGCACCTCTACGGGAATGCCATTCCGACTCCGGAGGCGGAGTTTAGCAAGCTCGGAGCGCCTTTGACTGAAGACGCGTTCATTCCTATGTTGCTGAATCCTATCGCGGCTGAAATTTACACGGCTTGGGACTTCAGCGTTGTACCTGACTGGCTTAATAACACGGTGTATCTGGTCGCTCCTGATGACACAAATACATATGACTACCTTTTAGTGAACGATCTGGCCACAGGAGAGCTTATTCGTAGAGCTGAGGTAGGAGAGGTTTGTGTGGTGTCGGGTAATACAGTTACGGATGATTTCGGCAGAAGCGCATGCTTGGGTGTAGACGGATACCTTTACTACTCAACTACTAAGGAGTTCCCGGATCAGGTATCCGCTTTACAGATATCAAAGATCGACCCTTTCACTCTCAAGGAAGTTGGGTCGATGCGTCCAGTGTATGAGGAGTTCTACGATGATAGCCTAACGGGCAGAATAATCAAGTCGTTTAGGCTTCAGGGAGTGAATTACATCGCCTTTATTTCTGACGGGTCAAACGGTACGGGCTCGGGACTGGATGATGATGTTGGCACTGGAAGGTCGTTAGTCGAGTTCTGGAATGCGGACACGCTTGAAGTCGTCACTGTTAGTGAGGTTCTGTATGCCGGTGGGGACGGGTACTTCATCCTGGGTGAGCAACCTGACCAGTACACTCAAAATCTGTATTGGGTCACTAACTACTATATTGACAATAGCGGTGATGCTACTATTGTGAAAATTACTTTCAAACCTTCTGTTGCTGCTTATGCTGCTCACAGAGGGCTGCCTATCACTAGCATAAATGGGCCTAACGCGGTAGGCAACGGTGTTGTGCAGACTCTTGTTGCCCGGTATGTATCTACGGATTTTGATGCTGGGTGGGTCGATACTGGTTCTGAATCAGCCGTTGTTAGTGAGCCGGTGTTTGACCACACAGACAGCACTATCATATTTGCAGTTTACGATAACGAAAGCTCCCCTACTTACCGAGGTACGGCTCCGGCGTACGTGGTCAAGGCTAGTACTGTTGACGATACTGTACTATGGCAGGTGCCCGTGCCCGATACAAATAGTGACTTTCACTGGGTGCAGTACGCGGCGTTTTCTAAGCTCAGTGCCGGTAGTCTGTTCTACTTGCCGCCTGACGATGCGATAGGAGGATACGTCCCGCCAGCGCATCCTGCTGACACGTGGATTGGGTATATGATTGACACCGCTACCGGTGACTATACGGTTATAAGCAGCCCTCGTATAGAGTTTAACTTTCTTGCGTCTGTTTGGGATTCCACCACTCAAAGACTTATCTATTATGCGGATGAAGAAAACGCTGTTCCTGCTGATAACTACAGGGAAGGGTTTGCGGTCCTGGGAATTGCGGACGACAGTGTCAATACGGTTTATGCGCCTTATACCCTAGCGGACATCTGTGAGGACCAGTCCCTTCGCACGCCGTTGACGGCTGGCAACCTGCAATACACAGTTCTCTCTGGTATCATTCCCAAGGGCTACGCTATTACTGGCCGTGCGACCGCTAAGGCTAACATCGAAGCGTTGATG